CTCGGCGTCAGCTATGTGGCGACGGGCGGCACTGTGCCGGCGGTCGGCACCTCCGGCAATCTGCAAAACGTGCTGGCGGAAGCGGCTGGCAGCGAGAGTGTGATGCCGCTGGCAGCGGCGGTGCTGCCGCCAACGACCGACATTGACATCTATATCGGCACAACCGGTGCCGCGACCGCGGGCGATGTCGTCGTCGCAGTGCTGTACGTCAAGCCGCTATCATAATGGCCAAGCTCACTTGGCTTGGAAGCACCGAAGGTTATCGGGAGGGGGAAACTCCTCTCGATAGCTGTACGTGGAATGGCGTCTTGTTCACCGCTGGCGACAAGGTGGAGATATCAGACGAGTGGATGATCAAGAAGGCGCGCGGTAACCGTTTCTTTCGGGTTGAGGAAAATGCACCCCCGCAATCTCCCCAGCCCGAGCAATCATTGCCCATCGGCCTGATCCGGCCCGAGACATGGACCAACACGCCACCGGCGCCGTTTCCTGACTATCCGCCGGAGCCCGAGGACGAACCCAAGCGACGGCGCGGCCGGCCGCCGCGCATAAGGGACAACGGCAATGGCGATCAGTAACTACGGCGAGTTGAAAAGCGAATTGTCGGCCTACTTGTTCCACCAGCGGCTGGCCAACCGCTATGACAACTGCACGCAGCTATTCGAGACATCGGTCAATTCCCGGCTGCGGGTGCTGCCGATGGAAGCCATGGTGCTGCTCACGACCACCAGCGGCGACGTGGCACTGCCGACCGATTACATCACCTGGCGCACGGTGCGGCCGACCGTTGCCACGATCACAGCCCCGAGCAGTTTGCCGCCCTACAAGGAACTGGAATATGTGCACCCGGCCTACCTGCCGCCGGTCGGGCGCGGCTTCGATCGGCTGTTCACCATCGAGGGCAACACGTTCAAGGTGCGGCCGGTGGACGATCGCGCCGATGCCTACGAGTTGCACTATTACGGCAAGGTTCCAACCGTAGTTGGCGCCAACGCGACCACCAATTGGCTGCTCACCGAATATCCCAATGCCTACTTGTTCGGTGTGCTGACCGAGCTTTTTGCCGCCCAGCGTAATGCTGAGGCGGCGCAACTCTACAAGGCGCGGCGCGATGAAACCTTCCAGGAAATCATCCAACGCTACGCCATGACCACCGGCGCCACCTCGCCGCAAGTGCGAACGGCGGAGTATTATTAAATGAAACCGACGCCGATCGAGTTTTCGGAGTGGCGGCCCGATGTGGCCACGCTGGACACCAAATTTGCGTCGGAAGTTGAGAATGTCTTCGCCGGCGTCAATTCTTATCTGCCGTTTCCATCGCTGCTGCCGTACAGCCTTACTGCGTTGCCCGGCCGTGCATGTGGCCTGTATTCCGCGCGCACCGCCACCGGCGGATGGAAAATCTACGCCGGCACCACCACTAAACTATATACCTGGTCCCTGGCGGGTTGGGTCGATGTTAGCCGCACCGTGGGCGGCGCCTACAACGTGCCGCCAACCGAATTGTGGTCGTTCGAGCAATCAGGCTCGCATGTCGTGGCCGTCAACATTAACGACGTGCCGCAATACATCGATGTTGATGCTGGTGCAAATTTCGTGGTGCTCCCCGGCTCACCGCCGCGTGCCGGGCACGTCAGGCAGATCGGCGATTTTCTGTTCTTGTCGCGGCTCGACAACAGCGGCGGCTTCAACAATCGCTGCATCATCTGGTCGGCCATCAATGACATCACAGGCTGGACGATCGGCCTGAACCTCTGCGACATGCAGGAATTCCCGGACGGTGGTCCAGTGCAGGGCGTGATGGGTGCTGAGATCGGCTATGTGGTGCAGGATCGCACTATCAGAACCATGCAATTCTTGCCGGGGGATACGACCTTTATTTTCAACTTCTCGCGCGCGTTGCACGATCGCGGATCGATCAGCAAATTTGGCTTTAATAGTATAGGAAACGTGCTCTACTTCGTTGCAGAGGACGGCTTCTATAGTGCCAGCGGCCAGCAAGTCACGCCGATTGGTGCCGACAAGGTCAACGAGTGGTTTCTGGCAAATTCGGATGTTAACCGGCGCGATGTGGTGCACTGCATTGCCGGCGTGAACAAGCCGCGGGTGGTGTGGGTGTTTCATGCCAGTTCGGCGTCGCCGACATACGATAAGCAGATCATTTTCGACTGGAGTAATGGCCGCTGGGCCAAGGCATCTGTGCCTGCGCAGGTCTGGGGGCTGCTGGCTACGGCCGGCCTCGACCTCGATACCACCGGGCCGGAAACGGACGACGCCTTGCTTGACAGTGCCGCGCAGCCGCTCGACAGCTTCGCCTATCAGGGTGGCCGACCGCTGATAGGTGCCATCGACCCCGATGGCTTTTTGGCGACCCTGCAAGGCCCCAACCTGCCGGCCACGCTGGAAACCGCCGAGGCGCATCTGGTGCCGGGCCAGCGGGCATTCGTGAATGAGGTATACCCGCTGGATGATGCCGATGCGGCGGGCTCGATCTCCAATGGCATACGCGAGGTGTTGCAGGGCGGGCCGCCGGTATGGTCGCTGCCGATCGACGTTGAGCCGCTTGTGGGATCGGCCTTCGTGATGACCTCGGCGCGGCTGCATCGCTTCCGGCGGTACATTCCCTACGCATCAACATGGACGCACGCCCAAGGTGTGGCGGTCAGCGTGCAACCGGACGGTGATGGCGTTACGTCATGACCGATGACCTGCGGCCTCCATACCGCATTGCTTTTGATAATGCCCGCGATCCCTACACTGCGCGCAATGCGCTCGGCATCGGTGTCGGTGTTCTAGCAACGCGAACCATCACGGCGGGGGCCGGCCTGACCGGCGGCGGCGACCTGTCTGCCAACCGGACGATCGACGTTGGTGCCGGCACCGGCATTACGGTTAATGCCAACGATGTAGCCCTGACGGTGCCGGTATCGGTCGCCAATGGCGGCACCGGATCAACGACCGCTGGCGGTGGGCCTTTCGTGCAGAAGGCCGGCGATACGACGACCGGCGTGCTGAACATGATAGGCCGCACCAACGGCAGCGCGGTCGCGGCCGGCTACATTGGCGAATTTAAGGAAGTGGGGCCGATTTCGGGGGCCGTGGCGATCACAACGTGGACCAATGTCGCGTCGATCTCTCTTCCTGCCGGGGATTGGGATGTGTGGGGGAGCGGTCTTATCGGCAGCGCCGCCTCAACCCATGAGGGCTATCTGGGTCTGTCAGAAACATCGGCAACTTATCAGGCCAATTGGTCGGTTACTTTTCGGATCAACAGTGTTGGTGATTTCGCCGCTGCCATTGCGGCAAGACAGTTGAATTTTTCCGGTGCCAACCGGACGATCTGGTTCGTTGCTTACGGGCATCACAGTGCCTTCAACATGAATAATGTCTACATCCGCGCACGCAGGAGATCATGATGGCACTCACCTATGAGCAATCGGCAGAATTAATGAATGACATGATCTTTGTCGGTCGGATCAAGGTCGCGTGCCTGACATACGCGAACTACATTATCGGCGAGGCCGCGAACGTGCCAGCGCACAACACGCGCATCAAATGGGCACAGCAGACGTTCACGATGCCTGACGCCTCCGCAACGCAAGCGACGCCAATCGTCGTCATGGATGTTGCCGTGCAAGCCGATGGTGCTGCCATCACCGATACGGCATTGCAAAGCGCAGTTGAAAACGCCGTCAACAAGATGCTGTGAGGAATAGCCAATGCCCGGCGAGAACATCCAAGACTGGTCGGTTACTGCGGCCAACAACAGCAACTCTGACAGTTCGATCAATTGGGCAGAAGGTCAGCCGCGCGCCTCAGTGAACAATTCTTCGCGCTCGATGATGGCCGCGCACGCCAAGCAACGCAATTTGCAGAATAGCTCGATCGTTACCGGCGGCAGTGCCAACGCGCAGACGTTCACTTCGGGTGTGGGTTACACCGCGCCCATTCCAACCGGCTTGCGGGTGCTGCTCAAGATCGGGCCATCACTGACCAACACCGGCGCCGCCACGCTGGAAATGGACGGCCTCGGTGCGGTGGCAATCAAGGACCAACTCGGCGTTGCTCTTGTCGGTCATGAGTTGGTCGAAGGAGCGCGTGTTGAATTCATCTATGACGGCACCAACTGGATTGTGCTCGGATCGGTGCAATCGGTTTTCACCACCGGCGACGCCAAGCTGACGTTGAAAACCGTTGCCGATATCGGCTGGATAATGATGGATGACGGCACCATCGGGAGCGCGACCTCGGGGGCGTCGCGCGCCAATGCGGATGCACAGGCTTTGTTTACGCTGTTATTTAACAACATTCTCGATGCATGGGCGCCGATCCTGACCAGCGCCGGTGCGGATACTACCAGAGCGGCACAGACCGATGCAGCAACGGCTTGGGCTGCAAATTGCCGCATGACCCTGACGAAGCAACTTGGGCGGTCGTTTGCCGTTGCTGGTTCGGGTAGTGGTCTAACGGCTCGCCCGCTCGGTTCAACGGTCGGCGAGGAAACGCATGCGCAAAGCGTAGCAGAAATGCCCTCCCACGCTCATAACGCTCTGGCTAGTGCGTTTCTTCTTACTGACACAGGTGCCGACGCTGGCCCCGGCGGATCGTTTATGAGGGGTGTTAATTATGCGAATACAACAGCCCTTGCCGGCAGCGGCACTCCGTTCAACGTCATGCAGCCGACCGCATTCTGGAATGTGATGATCAAGCTGTGAAATGCAGCTGATCCCGATCCCGATCGATGAAAAGTCGCTCCTCGATTGGGCGCCGTTCTGGTTTCCGTTCCTGCCGTCGATAGCCAAGCGTACCAAGGAAGACGTGAAGGAGATCGCCCGCAAGGTCATGTACCGCGAGGTACGGCTGACGCTGGCCTGGGATGAAACCATTGACAAGCCGGTGGCGCTGTTCGGCGTGCGCCTGCACATGCGCGGCAACGATCTCATTGCCGAATGGATCTGGATGACGGGGCAGCGATACAAAACCTGGGCGTACCTGCTGCCTGAATTCGAGCAACTACTGAAACGGGCCGGCGTCGTGGAATGCCGGCCGATCTGCCGACCGGGCTGGGCCAAAATTCTGAAACCCGCCGGCTACCGGCTCACGCATTACACCATGGAAAAGGTGCTCTGATGGGATCAAGCAGCCAGCAGCCCGTTACGCAGCAAACCCAGCAAACGCGCGATCCATGGGGAGCGGCGCAGCCGTATCTGCAACAGGCAATGGGCGCCGCCGGCAATATGTTCGGTGCCGATCAGGGCTACCTGCCGTGGCCTAACCAGACCATCGCGAATATCACGCCGACACTGCAACAAGGTCTTAATGCCCAACAAGACCTGTACACGAAGAATTTGGGCGGCTCGGCCGGCGTCAATGCGGCGATCGGTCTTGGCACCAAGACGATCCAAGACCAGGGCTTTAGCCCGGAATTGCGCTCGCTCTACGAGCAGGCGCAAGGCGATCAAAATCCGTTTTTGCAGAACATGCTCAACACCAGCAATCGGCAGATCAGTGACAAGATCGGCTCAAGCATGAGTGGCGCTGGCCGCTATGGCTCGGGCCAGCACACTGACGTGGCCGCGCGGGCAATGGCGG